TGCTCCCCTATCAGTAATGGTAGCCACTTTGATTGATCCATCAACTGCATTATCCCTTACAAGTGCGTTTTCAGTGGTTGTTTCCCAATTTAAAGGAACTGGCATAAAAGCAGTTGCTTCAAATTTCACAATATCACTTGGTTTGATAGAATAAAGATATTTCCAAAGATAACCATCCCCACTTGTTCCTGCCGCTCTTGGTTCTAAATCAATATGTGTTGGTTCATCAAGAGATGGTGCTCCATTTGGTGTATCGGGAGTAGTACCATTTTGTATGCAGATATAAACTCTAAAATCACTATTAATTACAAAATATGATGCAGCATACAAATTAGTGGCACCGCTTACAGCAGCAGTTTTTGTTCTACTATAATCGTGACGATACATGTCATAGGTTGTTCCTGAAGACCAGTTTATTTTTGAAACAACCTGTCTTACATCAGATGAGTTTATCTTCTTTAGAGCAACCATTGAATCCCAATACTGATTCTCCTCATCAAAACTATCTTTTGGTGAAGGAGGATCTTGATCCCATGTTGAACTGTAATCAGTTGCGTTCGTTAATCCAATGAAAGAATAATATGCATTGGTAGAGGTAGTTACACCTGCAACAAAATTCTTTGCATTTAATATTCTAATTTGATCAGTTATAATTGCAGCCATTACACACAGTTTTTTTCTTTATTTATTAGTTCAAATATCATAATCTTTAAATCTTAGTGATTTGGACCTTTGAACGAATGTAGAGGTAGATATACCACCAATACCACCAGTAGTAAACGCATTATAGGAAGTCACTTTAGACCTTGACTTAAGATCAATTCTTCCCCAACTAAATTCACCGAATGAATTAGACGTTTGAATGCCCGAACCATATGGGAAGTTATTATTAACATTAACAAAGACTCTAGTAATGTGAGATGTACCAATTCCCACTCCCTCAGAGTTAACTCCCGTTGGTCGATATACAGTTTCAGCACTTTGAACAAAGTATATATTATCAATATTAGAAGTTCCAATCCCCACTGTATTACCAGAGGTATCGAGTGAAGTAATAGATGTTGAAGAAGATCCTACATTTGAATTAAATACCATGAAGTAATCACCAGAACTCAATGAACTTGCAGTCACTGCTGTTGCAACAATGTCAGTATTATATCCAACATTTCTTAGGAAAGAATCAAGTGGAATGTGTAAATCAAAGATGAACTGAGTTGTTCCAATTCCTACAGAGGTAGTACCAAATCCAACAATTACTCCATTGTCGCCATTATAAGAATTAACTTCATTTTCCTCTACCCCTCTTGTAGGAGGACTAAACAGAACAAGAGGTGGATTAGTTTGAGTATAACCAAGACCAGGATTAGTGATCGCGACACCTGTAATAGTGCCTGCCGCACCGATTGTAACTGTACCAAGAGCAGTTGTTGTAGTTCCTATACCAACTCCATTTGTACTACCAAAACTTACTAATGCATCTGAGTATCCAACACCACCAGTGGAAATAGCAACAGAGGTAATTGTTCCTGCAGTTGAAACAATCGCAGTTCCAGCAGCAGAAACTTTGTCATCTTGTGGAATAAATTTAACTTTATTTTGGAAAGTCAGATTTACCTTATCAGTAATTTCATTGCGAATATTAAATAGAGGTCTAAGTGTATCAACGAAAATTTGAGTAGCACCAACTCCAACTGTTTTAATGATATGTGCCGTTGGGTTAACTACTGGTTCATAGAGTTCCCTATTTTTACCAACTTCTTTTTCGTTGATAATTTTGTCCTCAATTTGTCTACACCAAACAACAGGTCTAAGTAAAGCAGTATTTTGAACGTTACCAGGACCACGATAAGGATTTGTTTCTGCAACATCAGTTCCAGATACAAAATTAACAGATCTTACTTCTTCATTCGTAAATATATCATTATTTTGAATTTGAAGTGTATCACCCTCTTTAACAGTTTCAATAATTTCTCTCAACACAACGTCTTGAGAACCGGTTCCTTTGTAGAAAATAATTTCAACAGTGTCACCGATCTTAGGAGCTTCTGTAAACTCAATTTGAGAACCACCTTCAAATATGTAACCTTTACCGGGAACCTGAAGAATATTATTTACAAAGACGATAATTACATCTTGAACATTTACTTTGGATCCTTTACCTGCAACAATTGAAGTAACGACTCCATCAACTTCAATTGGGAAGTTAGTTCTACTTCCATTGATGAATTTTTCAATATTATCAATGACCTGTAACTCACCAACTGACCATCCAGTAAATTCATCACTTACTATCTCTGCAATATCAATCTTAAATTCATTGAATGTTTTACTTGTATCAGTGGGAATACCAATTGTGCCACCAATAGCAACAGTTAGTGATTGATTATTACCATAACCATACCCTGTATTTTTAATTGTAAAATCAATTACACTTGATCCTTGACCAACTACTATATCAATTTTACCACCGGTTCCTACACCAGCAGAACTTGAACTATAAATTAATGGAATGTTGCTGTAACTTAGTGGATCATCAATAATCACCAGAGGTGGATTAGTTGATGTATAACCAGTTCCCGGATTTGTAATTGCAATACTTACGATATTTCCACCACTTATAGTGGCGGTTCCAATATTAAATTTATTGGATCCACTGAGAGAGGTAGTAGCAACTCCTACATTTACAGTGGTTTGAATTCCTGCCCTATATCCTGAACCACTATTTCCAATACTTATTGATTGAATTGTTCCGGCAACAGAAACTGTGGCAGTTGCACCAGCAGCAACAAGAGGTTGATAACCAAATCCTTCAGTAGAAGAAACTGAAACAATTATTCCCCCAACAGGAACGTTAGAAGTTCTTACATCCGCTGTAGTTGAGACTGCAGATCCTACAAATGAAATTGAGGTAATTCCTGCATTTTCTGATAGTGTGTATTGTTCGAGTTGATCCGCAGGAGCAATTACACCTGTTATTCCACCAGGAGTTTGGAAGGTATCATTTACAAGAATGATAGCATTCTCAGTTGCAATTCCAGTAACATTAGAACCATTAGATTTAAGAGTAAACTCTTTTTTAGATCCGTTAAATTCTTGAGATAAATCATCAAAAACATAATTTTCGTGATATGCATCATTTGAGTCATTCACAACACCGCTTCTAAGGAATATTCTTCCTTGGAAACTAGAACTGGTTGTTATGCCGGTCCAATCTCTTTCGTCTGGTGGATTAGTATCAGCACCTAATGGTTTATTACCAAATGGAGCATCTACAAAATTTAATACATTATTTACAATGTTATAATTACCGATGACTTTTGTTACTAAAGCTCCCGTAACTGCAGCACCAACACCTGTTCCTAACCATCCTCTTCTTACAATTAAGTTATTTGTTTGTCCAATACCAACACCATCAACTCTTATAATTTCATTGCCAATTTTAATTAAATCACTACCAGAAATTGAAGTAATTCCTGTCAACCTAAGACTATCATCAGTGGTTGTTAATTTAACAGCAAGTGTCGTAGTAACTGCAGTAGAAACGATAGGAGATTGAATTATATTGTCAATTGCAATTAACCCTTTGGCATTTTTATTTGTAGCAACAAATCTATGCGATGTTCCTATTCCTACACTTGTCAAGTTAATTGCTTCAGGAACTGGTTTTAATGCATTTTCAGCACTAGATGCAATTTTAATTTTATCATCAGTTACCTTGACTACAAACAAATCGCCTGGGAGTGAAGTTGTAGTTCCAATACCAACGAATGAAGTGCTAGAAATACCAATTGCCATGGTTGATCCAGCACCAGCGTGATTATATTCAATCTTTTCACCCGTGACAAAGAAGTGATTTGGAAGAGTAATAGTATTTGTGGTCAAGTCAATAATACTTGAATCATTTCCCTCAAATGATCTTTCAAAAATTGGAGTGGTTTCGTGTGTTAATTCAAACGCTCTCTTAATGTCTCTTTCAGTTCCTTCATATGTCGCAAATCCTGATTCAATAACAGCATTATTAAAATCAATTTCATCTTTGCCATCATCTTGATGTCTCAATGCATTCATATAGACGTTCACAACAGTGTTTATACTAGCTGCGGGTGTGAATGTTAATTCAGTTATTCCAGTAGCAGAAACTCTTGTGCCAAATGTTCCAAGACCAACAGAAGTTCCAACTTCTCCAAATTCAGTATCATAGGTTTCTGGAGTAGTCCCGTCATCGGTAAAATCATCAACTGCGATGATTTCAGTCATCATATACTGATTATTTGATGTATCTGCAACTTGAGCAACAAAGTATGCTACATCGTAAGTATCTGGATAAGAAGCAACAGTATGGATACCAGGAGTCCCTGAGGAGGAGATACTGGTTGTTCTAGACTCAATTCTGGCATGTTTCATATTATGAGTTCCAATACCAGTAATACCTGCGGTTGCTAAACCAACTTGAATGGTATTGACTACACCAGTTGTTCCTATTCCAACACCAGAGTTGGGATGGAATATAACGTCAAGATTTGAACCATTGAATGTAGCACTATAAGTTCCAAGACCAACATCAGCATCATCATTACTACCTGTCGTGGTCAATTGACCATATTCAAGTAACTCTATATCAGTTCCATTATGGACAATATTTAAATTATTATATTCAAATTCATTAGTGCTAATATCAGGTGTAATTTCAACTAATACCTTAACAGAATTATGGGTGTTAGCAATACTAACGATCGTTGTTGCTCCAATTCCAGAACCAATTGTTACACTATCTGTTTCGATGATAGACGGTCCAACTGCAGTGGTTCCAGTGCTCAGTAGATTATCATCTAGATTATATGAAATAGCAGCAATTTGATAATCATTAACCTTAAACTTTGTTGGGAAGAATTGCAATTGTCCATCCGTTCCAGAAACGGTGAAGTCAAATGATCCTTGATCATAAGTGCTTTCAACTCTTCCATATTGGTTGATGTAACCACGGGAACCATCATGAATAAGATCAACAATCATTAACTGTCTTTGTGCAGTAAATCTACTGTCTCTAACATATGTGATATACTTCATTGCTCTTCTTGATGCAAGAGCAAAAGTGTTAACTATACTAAAGGCAGTTGGTCTAGGATCACTATTAAATTGAGAACTTAAATCGTCAATTAAAAGAACTCTATTTCCAACAGATTCAAGGAAATCTTGAAGGATTCTACTAGTAAATCTAATTTCTGTAGATAATACTTTATCTCCAACATTTAAGAAGTTTTCACTTACTACATCAAAATCATATACACAATTTAAATCTGCAAAACCAACTGCATCAATAACTTGATCAATCACAGTTTGATCAGTAGAAATTCCAACACTTACGCTAGTAACTGACTCAAGTTGATAATCAGCAAACTTTTTATATCCGAGTGTGTGATTTGTAGATGAAACAACATCATTCCAAGTTTCAAGAGGAACTCTTGAACTTAATGAATATGCAAATGTTTGATAGTAATCACTATCTTGAAGTCTCTGCATATTTGTATTCAAGAATCCAGAGTCGTCTTGATGACCCCTCAAAGTTTTAGATATAGCACCCATCTTGAGATAAGACTCATATGATCTAACAGATAATGCTATTCCTTCTGTTCTTGAAGCAGATCCTCTAATAACTTCATTTTCAACAAAAACTTGCTTTGACTCAATTCTTAATGTATTTGTTTTTTTGTCCCAGAAGTTAACTATACCCTCTGCAGAATCACTCTTTACAATTTCACCATTAAAGAATTCATTTTGCCTAAGAATAGAAGTAAATGATGGGAAATATCTTTCTGGAATAATTCTTGCACCAACAGAGTTGGGAGCATCATATAGTCCTGGTGATAAAATTCCACTTGGAAGATTACCTGACATGCTGTAAGTTACAGATCCAATTCCTCCAATGTTTTCATCAACCTCTGTAATTTCAAATAATTTGTAGTCGAAACCCTCGGAATTGTAACCAAGTCCAGTTGATCCAATACCAATACTAACACCTTCAACAAGAACTTTATCTCCGACTCTTAGTGGGAAAGTGTCTCCAGTGCTAAATCCAGTATTAAGACCAACAGTGACATTTTGAGTAACAGTATTGAATCCAACAGTTCCAATACCAATTCCATTACTATTTTGACTGGGGCGAATGATCGGATTTACATTACTAATTCCTCTAGCATTATTAAGTATCTTTACGTTTGTATCACCTAAACTATAAACAAGATCAGCGTCTTTTATGTGTTTTTTAGTAACCGCATCTATGACAACTGGTTTTGGTGCGACAGTATAACCCCTACCCGCAGATACAATACCGACGGATGCAAGAGAGTTTAATGACTCTATAGTGACAACTTGAGGTATGTTTGTGCTTGGTTTTAGTGTTGGGTCTGATGGAAAATCAAATCCAATGTTAAGAATCTTAGTTGTTTTTATTTTCCCTATGGATTCACTCTCAACTGATATAATTGCTCCAGATCCTGTATCAGTTGTGCCGACTCCTACTATTGTTGAAATACCAGGAACAGAATAATAATTTCTTCCACCATCAATAATTGAGAATGAATTAATAGCCCCATCAGTATGTGTGCAATCAGTTGTATAATTTAACTTGGAAGTTGTTCCAGCATATGATACTTTTTCTGGAATTTTCGCAACAAAATAGTTAAAGGAATTTGTGGCACCAACAGAGACAGCAAATCTTCCATTGAAATTACTTTCAC